TAACTGCTGTTGCCGCTAGAGTGCCAGTGACATCCACGCCTGTGGAGGCGGTGATGAGTTTTTGTTGTGCGTCAAAATACAAACGAACCCCACCATCAGCACTAGCTTGTAAGTAATATTCTCCACCTGCGTTCTTCTCTAAAGCTAAATCTGTTGCACGAATACGCAAATTGCCAGTGCCATTTTCCTGAATATAACTATTCGACCCATCGTGGTAAATCTGCAAGTCAGACCCAGCACCAAAGATAGCCTTGTCGTTGTCGCCGAAGGTCAGGTCGCCTGTCATTGCATCACCAGTTACGGCAACAAAGTCTGTGCTGTCTGACGTAGCTGCTGTACCAAGCCCCAATGAAGTACGTGCAGTAGCACCTGACTCCGCTACAAAGTTGGCACCATCACCGACAATAAAGTTACCATCCGTGACAGCCAGACCCGCCACATCCTGTAGCTGTTGATCCAATCGAGCATTATCAACCGTGCCCGAGGCTAGGTTGCTGGCGTTTAGTGCTGTCAACGCGCTAGCGTTAGCGGCAACTAGGTTACCACTTGCATCAAGAAATGACATCTTCTCCGCAGGAAGTGTGCAGAAAATAGTTTTTGTGCCAGCGCCCCAGTTAACAGCGCTGTCACTGTTGCTAGATTGCAAGATAACAGTTCTTGCCAAAGTTGTCCCAGAAGCCGTGTATGTGCCGATACCAACTTCAAAGTCGGTTCCATCACTGCACCCGTAATAGGTGGTGTTACTATCACCCACGCTACCAAAAGACTCAAACCCAGTTATCGCCCCAGCTAATGTATATGTGGCAGTTCCTGTGGTTGTAGTCGTTTCTTTTACACGATCTCTAAGAACAAGTGCCATGTTACTTCAACTCTATAGAAAGATTACCCGCGTTAATCCGGAAGATATCCCCTGTTGCGATTGTCTTGTTGGCATCCAATGCACCTACAAACAATATATTACCGCCTGAAGAGGCATCTGCTACGAAAGCATGCGTGATTGTGTTGCTGGTTCCAGTCGATGCTGGAAACTCAATGTTTGCTGAGTTAGTAGCTGTCTGAGTATCCGTGGCAACGGATGGAACTGTCCAAGCTGATGCGGCTACCTGCTGTCTAGCGTAGCTTCCGAAAGTAGCTTCCGTCACACTGCCAGCCTCTGCATCGCTCACGGCAGTGGCAAGACCGACATAGATACCGTCGCCAAGAGTGGTAAAGCTCTCCGCGTTATTTTTAAACAAGAACTGCAATATCGCGTGTTCTGTGTACGTTGTTGCTGCGTTTGATGTTGCCATCGTTTACTCCTTATGAACGGGGTCTGTCTGGTAAGCCCCTGCGATACGCATCGCTGTTTTCTCTGGCCTCTGCCAGATCCTTGATCCGAGTTAATGCTTCTGTGAACTGCTTCTCATACATAGAAAGCATGTCCTGTTCACCCTTCATGTAAGTATACGCTTCGACCAGCGAACCGTAAAGCATGGCATTAGGAGCGTTTTCACTCAACCATGTTGTACCAGAATCTGAGCCTGCTGTTAATGACGCAGGCTTATAATAATAATGTAGCTCTACTGGGTAAGCACTATCGGGTGTTGGTGCCACGATAAAGTTATCAATGTCAAAAAAGGCGTAATACTTAGGAACGCCAGTTGTTGCAGGGTTGGGGCTGTATTCTTGAATAAAGTTCACATCCTTCTGCAACAAAAACTGCTTCTCATTACTTACTGTAATAGACATTGAAAAAGACGCTAAATAGTCAGTGGGCACAGATAGGTATGGATCACCACCAGGGGACAATTCGCTAGTCGCATTCTTGCGAAATACTTCTAGGTCAACAAGTTTGAAGATACGACTCTCTGCGTTCTGGATAAACGTAGGAAGGTTTGTTACAAAAGAAGACTCGGTGTTTTCTGTGTAATCTTGAATCGCTGTCTTTAATTGTGCGTAGGTGTAGCTCATTTAATTCTCCAGAGTGACAGGCCCGGCAGTCGCATTGTCGCCGCCACCATGTACATTTCCTGTGGTCGCAGTGCCTGATGAAGCTGAGAAGGTGTATGTATTAACATCAACAACAGTTATTGAATAGCCGCTAGCGTTTTCCAGCACAGCTTCAGTAAACCCATCAAAGGCTTCAACCTTGCGGAATCTTACAGTATCCGACGTGCTACGTCCATGGGAACGCTGCGTCACCGTTATTGTGGCAGATCCTGACGCACCTGATGAAAAAGCGTTTGAGTCCAGTAAAACCTCCACAGGAACCTCAACCCTCTGATCAGGTCGCGGGTCACGCAAAGCCTGTGGATCAGGTCCTACATTTGGTGGTGTTAACTGCGGGTGCTTTGGCTCGTATTCATCCGGGCCAACCTTCAAGCCGTTCCATTCCACACGCATGTCGGCAAGCCTGTAGCGAAACCCAGATCTATCTGAGTATCCCCAAGAGTCTTTGCCCGATGCGTATCTAGCCATTAGTTAACCCTCAAATACTGCATACTAGGTTGTAGCTTTAGCGCTACGCGATCTTCATCCTCGTCCGCCGCACGTTGGAACTCTTCTTCGTACAGGTTCTTTAGAAGCTGCACCCGTTCCGGTGCTTTTTTAAGAGCAGTATAGTACGCAAGGCCTGCAACCATGCAGGGCAAAAACCTAAACGGTGCATCTGTTGTGTTAACCAAAGCATCGACATCTTCAATCCGTTGAACATAATAATATACCAATGTGTCTGTAGAGTTTTCAGGGGTGGGCCATAATGTGACTTCAGGAGAAACCTGCCTGTTATAATAAAACTGACTAGGGCGACCCTGCGTAGTTTTATTAGGTGTGTTAAGATACTCGCTTCGAGACATACGACTTAGTTCAAAGTCGGTGCCACTACGGCGAATAACAACGTCAAGAAGATCAGTGTAATCGGCAGTGAAGGCATATGTTGCAGTGCCTTGTGTCAATGCTTGTGTGCCTTGCTTGACTGTCCATAGGTTCAAGCCACGGTTAGCCCAATCAGCAAACATCAGGTTCATTGATCTACGCGCTGACCGAGCTTCATAACCAGTGCGAAGTTCTAACCCGCACCGCTCATATGCTTCTTCAATTATTTCTGCTACGTCGAGATCAAAGTCTCGTGAACCTGAAGTTGCCATTTACTTTTTCTTCCTATGTGTGCCGCCGTAACCTTTTTTGACCTTGTTGCCCTGCTTGTCTATTACACCACGTTTAATTAAAACATCTTTCATAGTAACGTCTCCGCTACCATCAGCGTCAGGGAAATTACCACCGCCCATTTTAAAACGACTGCGACTTGGGGCTTTGGTATTGCGAGTGGGCATGCTCATAGCACCGCCCATAGCTTTACGAGGAGAACAATTTGACATTACTTTTTCTTTCTCTGCAATGGTTTAACACGTCTTGGCTTACCCTTCGGCTGTCCAAGGCTTTTCTTCTGAGCTATTCTACTACGCTTTTCCGCGCTTGTCATTTCACTTGAGGTTTTCGGGGTCTTCGAGGACACTCGTTTGCTGGGGCGACAATACGGAGTACCCCGTTTTTCACCCTTGCTACGGCCACACGGTTTTCCTGTGCGGACGTCTTTCCAGTCTTCCTTGAACCACCGTTTAAGTGCGGCTCCTTTTTTCGTCTTTCTTACGGCCATTAATCAAGTGCTCCTTTTATACTTTCCATAGTTTCCTTCAGGGACGGCCCCGATGGATTTGGATTATACTTACAAGCATACTGGCGCTGGCAACCAAGATAAAGTTCTGTTGTGTGACTTTCCTGTGTGTTGTTAGCGCCTTCATAAAAGCATAAAATTTCTTTGTCAGATATTTTTTCCATAGCGGCAAGTCGACACGTTACCATTCTTGGATCACTTGCGTATGCTTTAAACGCAACGAACGCTATGATAAAAAACACAATTACGCCCATCAAAACGTACATCAGCATGAATAAACTATCGACGATTTCTTTTCGGTTAGCCGCCTTTTCTGCCGCTATCTGTTTCTGTCTTTCCTTGATAGCCTGTAAACGTCTAGCCCTCTCTTCAACAATTGCCTTCCAAGTTCCACTACCAAATCGAAGGTCAACAAGCACACTAACTTCGTATAGCTTCTCTTTAGCTAACCTAGCGTCGATCATTTCTGTAGCTACGCCGCCAATTCCGTCCATAGCCGAAACGCCAGATTTTTTATTGCGTTCCTTATTTACTTGAGACTGCCCCTCAAATAAGTTGTCAATGTATCCGGCGATTTCACTGATGTCATTACAAGTATTGATACAAGATTTGATGGCATCTGTTGCGCCTTTGACGAGTGCTATGCCTGCCAATGCTGTGCTAATTGGTTCCATTTAATAAACCTTTACTTCCTTTGAATCTATTCTTCGTGGAACACAATACGCAGTTGCTCTATCCTTTGGGTCTAAATAATCTTTGTAGCTGTAGTTACCAAATCGTTTAGTTACCTGCGACGCAAAGTAATTACACTCCGTAATAGAATAAAAATACAGGTCTGCACTTTCTAGCCTTCTAAGATCTCCCGTGCCTAAATACACAAGAAGTAAAAACACATCGGTCATCACACGAGTTTCATGCGACAAATACCGCTATCAATATACCTTGGTTGTTCGGTACTTATAGGTTCCGCCAGATGCTTTCTTGGTTTTGTTTCCCCAGTTCTTTGCGCCGACTTTACGACACTTGGCGATTGCCCCGCTTGCGTACGCTGACGGGAAGACCTTATATCTGCGTTTAACTTTTTTGTAACAGGCATCTTTAGGCATTCCTTTTTTTCCTTCCTACAGAACCAGTCGTCTTAGTATTACGGGCTTTTTTGAATTTTTTCTTTTGAGGTGGCTTTGACACCTGCTGACGTATCGACCCACGCGAGATTGCCATTTCTACCCTCCAAAAAATCGTCCCACAAAACTGTCAACATCTTGTGGTTTTCACTAACCTTCTGCGTTATTACAGCGGTTTCGGTTTTTAACTCTACAACGGATAATGATATCCAAGCCACTAAACCCAGTATCGCAGTTGCAATAATATTTAACATTTCCATCTCCGTCGTGCCGCGCAAATACGTTTTTTAGGGGTTTTCTTACAACTAATACCATGCATCTTCATCTGACCAGCAGACCTAGCGCAGTAAGACTTCTTGCGTTTGCCACCCTGTGGTTGCGGTGCCTTGAGCTTAGATCCTGTAGCTTTGTTATACTTAGCGCGGCCTTTTGCCGTGAGACCAGCGCCCTTGGATGCTGGTAGCTTCTCACCCTTTTTAACCGACAGGCTAACTGATTTCTTTTTCTTAGTTGCCATTACAACCTCGAATCATTCTTTATATAAATAAATTCCAAAGAAGCTGAACAGTCAAACGTGACATTAGTAGTTGATTTAGCGCGAACCTCAATGTCTGTCTTTTCTGTAAACCGTAACGGAAAGTTATAGGCCTGCAACTGGTTGCCGTCCACCAAAGTAATACGTTCTTGCGTATTAAACACGCCGCCGTGGGGGCGGGATACGATAGCCGTCTTTAAAAGCGCTTTAGTGTTCGAGGCGTTACCTGTTGATACGTTGGTCTGCACCAAGAAAGCCGTGTATCCCGCAGGGACGGTCCATAGGCACATCAAAGTCTGATTATCGCCATCTCCGTCAATACTTAAAAAAACATTTGCAGGAACGCCAGATGTTACAGTGCCTGTTCCAGCGCGGATGATGCCTGCGTTTTTCTCGCCAGAGCCAGCCGTCAAAACAATCCCGCGATTTATGCGAATATAAGAGTTTACAGTGGTAACAGGGGTTTGGCCGTTAAGTATAATATCCTCAGAAATCTCGTTGTAGTCTGCGTCAAGACCTTGGATATTAATTGTCCGCGCACCTGTGCCTGCCGCAGTGTCATTCGCACTAGAGCTTGAAACAGTCATCTGTGTTGCTGAAGTTGGGTAAACGTATAAACCACCTTCTGCCCAGATGGTCTCTTCTGTGTTGCTTACCGCTGCGTTGTTGCCGAACTTAAATTTAAGCTTGTGGCCGGGGATCTGCCCACGAGCGACCTGTAGCTCAAACGGTTCGCTTGTGCCAACTTGAGTTATAGATCGTATCTCGTGGACAGACATTGTTTTACGCCAAAAAGATTGTAAGTTCGGCGGCAGTTCCTGAAATAGCGCTTACATAAGCACCGCTTTCAGCAATGATACCGTCTCCGGGAATATTGAGCAGAGTGTGCCCAACCGGAAACTTCTGCTGCAAAAGAGTCGACCCGCCATTACCATCAGTAATAGTGAAGGCACCCGCTCCTGTGCAGAAGACACCAATCTGTTTAATCCGTGAACGCCCGGGTCCGACAGCACCCGTAGCGGTGGCATTGTAGGCTTTTACTGGACCAGCCATTTAAGCCTCCTATCACTGATCTGCAAATGCCGGGGCAGTCGCACCCGATACAGTCCCCCAAATTTGCCAGTTGGTTCCATCCAGAGCCATGATGTGAATCTGAGCAGCGGCAGGGACATTCACCTGTACTTTTGAGTTGGAGTTACCGTCAGAGAACACAACAGAAGCCGCACCATCATCAGTGTCGTTGAACGCGACGTTGCCGATGAAGAAGTTTGCATCTGCACCAGTGTCGACGATGAAGTCGGTTGCGTCTGCTGCGCCGCCGCCGTAGACAAAACTGAAATACGCGCCAGCTACTGGGCTAGGTAGTGTGTAGGTGTTGTCTTGAGTGCCGTTAGGAACAACTAGAGTGCGGCCACTGTGCGTGGCATTAGTGAGCGTTACATCGCCATCTGCCAAAGATACTGGGGCACCGCCGTATGTGGTGATCTCGGTGATCGCACCTGTGGTTGTGTTTTTTGTTACGGATTTAAAACCGTTTTGAGAGCGGACTGGACCGCTAAAGGTAGAGTTAGCCATTTCATACTCCTGTCGTGGCTGGTGTCAGCCGCACAACGCGGCTGTCAGGGATATCTTATTATACATAAAAAAAGGGCGACTGCAAAGCCGCCCTTTCATTATCTTTGTGTCTTCACTAGGCGCCCGGTGAACCGAACACAGCGCGTGGATCGCTAAAGCCAAAGCTGTAACGCTCACGAGCCTTGAAGCGCATGTTGCCAGTGTCGAAGTCTGGATCCATGCTTGTTGCCAAAGGCATACGCTCGAAGTGCTTGAAGCCGTTCGGTGCATCTGTTTTGATGAAGAACGCATCTGCGTCTGTCAGGTAGTCGTTGACTACATAACCTTCTGGAAGCATTCCAGATGACTTGATGGCGTTTACATCGTTGTCCGCAGTACCAACACGAAGGTTAGATACAAGCAGACGCTCTGCAACGAATTGCAGTTGACGCGGAACAATCAGCTTCATTCCTTTAAGAGCAATAATCAAACCGCGCTCATCGACGTAACCAGCGATGCTGATCAGTGCGTCTTCGAGTGAGGTCTCATTAAGGTCAGCGGCAACACTCGGCTCGTTGGCAAATGTGCCACCGTTTGTGAGCGGATGGTCAGTAGCCATAAGAGCCACGCCATCACCACCAGCGAATGCGCCAGCAGTAAAGCCGTTGTTAAGGACAGATGCAGCTTTAACCTGCTTAGTGTGTGCCATAGAACGTGCAAGAGCACGAGTATAGCGAGCACCAAGACGATCATAGAGGTTGTCCTCTACTGCTTCTTCTGTGATCGAGAAGCCCATAGCAACGGTCTCGTGGTTATACCGAGCGGTATAAGCCTCGTTCGCGTCGTCATAAGAGATTCCTGAACCTTCCTGCTTAACAGGAGCGGCACCGAAACCTGACAGCATAACTTCTTCCTCGAATGCCCGATCTGATGACTCGGTGTCGAAGATTTCTGCATGCTGGCCTTCGTAGCGACCATATTCCATACCAAAGAGAGCGTTAAGACCCGGCTCTAGTTCTTTGGCGAGTTGTGCGCGAGAAATAGCCATTAGTTAGCCTCCCTAAGAAATTGCCGCTTCAGAATCAGCCTGAAGCAGTGCATGGTTATTGATCATCACAATCACAGGAAGTCCAGCCGCTGTGTAGTCCTCATTATCAGCATCGCTAGCGATGCCCACAATCTTCAAAGGAAGAGATGCGTTTGATGAGTCCAGAGTAGCTACATCCAACTGAGCGTTGGAGATACCTGTTGTTGTGCTACCGCCAGCACCACTATTGAACTGTGAGTTCTCAAAGATGGCTGCTTCAGCAGTTGCCTGATTTGTGAAAGAGGCGTCTGTACATACTACAAAGCGCTGGAGCGGGTTGTCGTACACATGTCCGATAATATCGAAATCAGTGTCGGCACCTGAACCTGGCCAGTAGTTTGAAAAGACTTTCTTTCCTGTGGTCGAAGATACATACTCACAACCAGCGAATACACCCAGAAATGCTACCGTGTCTCCGGTTGCAGAACCGATGGCAATTGAGCCACCGTCTACTGCTTTAACCGCAGAACCCTGATAGATTGCTGACGCGTCACTAGCGATGAGGTATGCATTAGTGCCGCCTGTAGCTGGTGTGCTACCTGCGGTATTGATCGGCTTCAAGCCGAACGCAACATTGACATTTGCCATAATGCTACCTTTCTCTATGTGTTAGATGGCTAACGATCTCGTCGGCCACCGAATGATACATCACTTCGCCTATCGTTATGGATAGGCATCGAGGGATGTTGTTCCCTCATCAGGTTTTCGTCAACGGCCTTCATTTGGTTGCGGGTCTGATCCCGATAATATTCAGTTCTTTCCTCTACCGTTTCTTCGGGGATGCGACATAGCATTAGTCCGCCTACGCCAATCACCCCTGCATTCTTACCCTCTTCCAACACTGGGTAGCGATTCACTTCGTCCGGATACTCATCCGCTCGAACTGGTTCCCATCCCTCACGCAGCTTGGAATGTACATTCGTCTTATCTTCCTCTCCACGAATGGAAGTTCTGATCCAACGATGCTTATAACCTGCTGGTGCATCTGGTGCCGCCAAGTTAGAAGGTGGTGCCCAAGGCTTACGCCGTTGGGTAGTTGCGCGTGTTTCTGCTTCGCGTTTAGTTCTTTCAGCCATAATTTTAATCCTTTACGTGTTTTGCATATTCTTCGAGCGGAACATTCAACCGTTTCGCAATAGCAATCTGCGAAGGAGTCAATTTGACTGTTCTGCGCCCCTTTGGTGACGACGACTTTGAAGCCGTGGACTCAGCAGAAGCGACTCTGGGTCCTGAATCGCGCTTTGTTTCCTGAAACTTGTGCGGAAACTCAGTGCGAATTCTTTTGTCAAGCTCAGTATAGTACTCATCTGACGTCGGGTCAAACCCTTCGTCCTCAATAAGCTGACGATGTACGCCAAAAGCGGCATACGTCATCGTCTGATCTTGGCCAAACCATTCATTCTTAGACGCCCAATCCTCGGCTTTAGCATCAGGCTTTGCCGGAGCTTGCTGTTGGACAGGCTGTTGTGGAGCTTGCTGTTCTTCCTGTGGGGCGGCAACACGCTCTTCATTACGACGCTTTGCTTCAGCGTATCTTGCTTGCTCTAGCGCAAGCTGGCTAATCTTCTGCTGTGCATCAAACATAGCATCAGAGTCACCGTCTTCATACGCTTTCCTATACGCTTCTTTAGCCGCAATAACGTCAGACTCTACCCGATTACCAAACTCACCCACATAGGATTCGTCCAGCTTATTCAAGCGAGACTTTAATTCTTCATTCTGCTTTTTTACAGATTCCGCATATTCAACCGCCGCTTGACGCTGGCGCTCTTCTTCACGGAAACGGTTTGTAAGCTTACTGATACGACGCTTAACAGAGTCTGAGTATTCCTCAAGCTCCCCAGCGGGTTTCTCAGCGGCTTCTTCCTGCGCAGGCTCTTCCGCCGCCTGTTCAACAGGGGCTTCTTGAACTTCCTCGGTCTCTACGATTTCAATTTCTTCTTGTTCAGCTAGGTTTTGCATACTACGCTCCGTATGTCTTTATGTCGTCTGGATCGACAATGGTTGCAATGACCTCATCGTCATTGATGATGCGAACCTCACCGCCTTCAATATTAAAGCGAGATCCGGAATACCGACCAATACAAATCCAATCACCCTCTTTACACCAAGGTTCGGAATCAGCACCAAATTTGTCGGGATCTTGATATGCGAGCGGGCCAACCTTAACAACGTAAGCCACAACAGTGCCCCGTGCTTCTCGGTCTTTTGCTTGGTCTGGAATAATAACGCCACCCTCAGACACGTCTTTGCCTTTATACGGCATGACAAGTATGCGCCAACCTGTTGGCTGTGGGATTCTTTCTGTGAGGGGCTTTTGTTTTGCTTCTTCTTCAGCTTTTTTCTTGGCTTGCTGCTGCCTGATTATATGGTCAGGTACGAATAGAGTCTTCGTCATAATTATCCTTTTTTAGCAGGGTTTGAAGTTCGTCTAACGCATAGGTGAGTCCCTGAATCTCGCCTATCATAGAACGGTAAGCTTCCATGTCGGAAGCTCCACCGCTTGTCACGGAGATGCTAATATCATCCACGCGATTGTGCAAGGTTCTTTTATACCTTGCTATAAATTGTATAACATCCATTATAATTACTCACAGTCGCAATGTGTGTCCTGACAGTCGCATGGCTTCTTAACCATTGGACCACCCGCTTCCCATGCAGAACAACTGTTACTAGCACTGCACATGAACTTTAGCAACTGACAGTAACCTACTTCGCCGCTGTCATCCTTCATGCACTGTTGCATGCTAGGGGTTATGTTGAAATAAGCGCACACACCACACGACTCATCTGGGTTTACAGCCGGACCATACTGATGATCCTTGATCGCATACCGACTGTTCTCCTCGTTTGTTTCTACATCCTGTGTCGCAATAGGACATGCGTCCTGCATTTTGTCTACAGGGATGCCATCTTGAATTTCTTTTGATAAGTCCATCCCGTCAGGGATTAGTTTGATTTCTATTTTCATGTTACACTA